GCGAAATCTCTCGGTACTGTTGTTACCAGAGAGATGTATAACAGCGTCGGCGGTATTGCTACTGCTCCTCCTGCCGGAAGTGATAACACATTGGTGTTGCCTGCTACTGTTTCTCGTGCTGCACCAACTGGCTCTGATGGCGGAGCCGTATCTGTGTTGAAGTATCCTTCGTCTGCCTTTTATGGGTATGACTTAGAGAAGTCGGGTGGAGTTCTGTTCCAGGGTATTAACACCCGAGCATCTCCTCCTTTCCTCAATCTGTTTTTAGCGGCTGCTACTACAACCTCTATTATTTGCCAGGCCTGGGGCATCAGTGATGTAGTGTTAGTCTTCGATACTGTCGCGAAACAGATCCAAGCATTCATATAAACAAAGCGCTCGATAACAAGAGCGGGGCGTAGCCCCGTGGCGCGAAGCGCCCGAGCGAAGCGAGTATAACTAAACAGTTTATGGACGCATAAACGACGTGGTTAATGGAAAGCGTAGCGACAGGGCGTTTAAACCGGGTTTTTACCAGTTAATGTAGTTAAACTATGGTATTTTTGACCGCGCGGGCAATAAAATTAATTTTATTCACCCCCGTGTCAATTGTATGGTTAAATAAACCCGCCTTTATGAGCCCATAAACGCCCCAGTTAATCCAGCGGGCGCTCCAATCGTCGAGCGGACATCGATAGACACGCTCACTGTCGTTCGCTCTGGGGGCTACGCCCCCGCATTTAGAAATGCGTAAATTAATTAGACATTTTTATCTCCTGTTATAAAAATGGATACACCACAAACTCGCAAAGAATATGACCATCAATATTATCTGAAAAAGAAACTGGCCAAGCAAACAGACGCCAAATCATTCTTCATAAAGAACCCGTCGCAAACCTACACTATGGTTCGTCGAAACAACATCGAGCGGAAACTGAAAGACAACGAAGCGAGAGTCGAGGCATATAGAGCGTTTTTAAAATCTAAGGAAACTGTATAATGTCGATAGAGATTAAACATAACGACGCACCGAAACTCAGGAAACCAAAGTTCACCGTTGATACCGAGCTACATAATAAACTGAATGACTACGAAATTACCAAGCTAATGAACCGCCACAACTTCACGCTCTATTTAGGCAAGGCCGGATCCGGCAAATCAACATTGCTAATTTCAATGCTGAACACACCGTCTCTCTTCAAAGGCGTTTATCATACCATCATATTATTTTGTCCACCCAATTCGCGAGCCAGTATCAAGGACGATTTTTGGAGCGTCTTACCAGATGACCAAATATATGACGAGCTGAATATCGACACACTAACCGAGGCATATGACATAGCACAGGCAAACGCTGCCGAGGGCTTCAAGACGCTGATTGTTCTGGATGATGTCCAGAAGGCGCTGAAAGGCCCGTGCGAGAAGTTGCTATTATCAATGGTGAATAACCGCCGACACAATTTTTTATCAATATGGCTCGCGTGTCAAACCTTCAACTCTATTCCGCGACAAGTTCGCCAAGGTCTCACAGACTTATTCATCTTTAAAGTGGGTGGAGTGGAAATGAAAAATATCTTGGACGAGGTAGTAGAACTCGATCCAGATGTATTTAGACAAATTATCAAAATGGCATATACGAAGCCCCACGACTTCCTGTATATCAATCACGCAACTCAGCGCTTGTTTCATAACTTCGACGAGATTATTATCCGCACATAGGTTATAATGCCTACCGTTAAAGGATTCTTTCGAAAATTGGGTAGTGATACCAAAAAGTTCTTCTCCAAAGGAGGCGTAGCCGACGTTGGCCTCCGCAAGTTTGGAAACACATTATCAAAGGTTGGAGGCGTAGCTCAATCACTCGCTCCGCTAGCCGCCGTCGTCGCACCCGAGTTCGCCATTCCGTTAATGGCCGGAGGCGCATTGGCCAAGGTTGGAGGCTCTACCGCAAACGCTGTCAGAGCTGGTGTTAAATCTGGAAAAGGAATTGAAGCTCAAACCGCTAATGCTGTGCGTGCTATAACGACCGGTATCGAAGCAGGCAAGCCAGCAACTGGACAACTGGAAGCGAACTTCGCATAAACGAATATTATTATAACAATTTGTATTTGTTATTATATAATGGCTCAACAAACAAAGAGAAGGTTTAATGTCGTGCTCGATACTTACAATACAGCCAGTTTTACCGGTGCACAATTTGACGCAACATTTCAGGTAGGTTTAAAACGCCTCGTTCAGAACCCAGAAGATTTAGCAAAGCCATATAAAATTACATTTTCCTATTATATGCAAAATGGCACATTTGCAAACACATTATTAGTCGCAACTGCTCTTTACTCATTGAACATAGGTATGCGTCAAAAAAATTATATCTAGAATTACAACAAACCAGAAACCTATGCTGGAAATATTCAGGCTGAGTTAATAACACAGGGTACAGGATTCGGCGTAACCAGAATGATTGCTCGTCCAGAAGATAATCCGCCATTCTATGTAGATAACCTAACCAATTTAACAGAAGTTCAACTAACGACCTATGTCAATTCAACCGGAATTATAGTCAATCCTACAAACCAAAGCTCTTATAATAACCTAACTAAATATTTTGTCTATTTGCATTTCGAAGAAGCATAATTTTTATGTATCGTAATAATATAATGGCAACTAAGCGTAATTTCAATGTGGTTTTAGATATCTACAATACTGCTTCATGGACAGGAAAACAGTTTAATCCTATATTTCAAGTGGATTTGAAACGCCTCGTGCAAAATCCAAGCGATTTAGCCAAACCTTATAAAATCTCATTTTCATATTATATGCAAGGAGGATTATTTGCTACTTCTACTTTATCATCAACTGCTCTCTATGCACTCCATATTGATTTACGCAGACAGAACAGTATTCAAAATTACAACAAGCCTCTAACATATGCTGGTAATTTGATACCAACTCTCCTACCAAATGCTGCAACACCAACTCAATTGGCTCTGATCGCCCGGCCGTTAGATAACCACGAGTTCTACGTCGATAATCTGACGAATTTGACTGAGATTGAAATGATGACAATTATAGCGTCAACTGGTGCTGTTTTCAATGCTGCTGATGGAGCAACTATCAATAACATTACCAAATATATTGTGTATATGCATTTTGAGGAACTGTGAAAATCCAATGTTTATAATATAGTCAAAATCTATATTATGAGCAACAACTACGGCTTCGAGCCAACTCTCGACGGACTAAATAATATAGACGCCGACTCGACAATAACAACCGATATAATCTGTGATAATTTAACAGTCAATGTTTCCGGAACTGCACCAACGATGGCATCGTCTGATAACTCAACCCATTTAGCAACTACTGCATTTGTGAATAGTCACGTATCGGCGAATTACGTGACAATTGGAGGACCGGCCCAGACGATAACAGGTGAAAAAACTTTTTCAAATACTAATACAATCGTTTCAGGAACTTTGAAAAATGACAGTCATCAAGGTTCAACAACGGTTTCAACCCAAAACATAGGAACAACGCAAACAAGCGGTGTTTTAAATATAGCAAGTTTAGCTGGTCGTAGTGGAGCGGTCAATATCAATACCGGCGCGACTTCAACCGCCGCCGTTAATATTTCAAGCGCAACTACTGGAAATGCACCGATTACTATCGGATCGGCTTCTTCTACAACTCAAACAGCAACCCATAACGCAATATCAACATTCACCGCAGCGAATACTTATACAACTGGAACGCTTAACTGCAGTAATTTGTCGGGTCTGGCTTTAAATGTAATAGACGACTCGAACCTTTCTAATGTCACCATTGATGGAGTCTCATTTTTCAATGATATAGCAACGTTTAATTTAGGCGCTACTTTCAACTCAGTTCTACCAACTTCGACTGTCGTTCCGGTATCTGGGCCGGATTTAACAAATAAGACATATGTCGATTCGGTGATTCCAGCCTCTATTTTAGCATTGAATAATACCTTTACTGGAACTAACACCTTTAATAATACAGTCGATGTTGTCATCAGTGCTGTTAATAAGTTAAGCATTTCAAGTTCAACAATAACACTGAACCCAACAACAACCATCACAAATCAAATAGGAGGAGTGAGCAAAATGACTATTAACAGCACGACAACAACTATTGATAATAGTAGTTTTTTACAAAATCAAATTGGCGGGGTAAATAAACTATATATTTCAAATACTAATATAACCACCAATCCTACAACAACAAGCGATTTTCAAATCAACAGCAATACGATAATTAGTTTATCAGCAAATGATGCTACCTTTAATCCATCGACCACAGTATCAACTAAAATAGGAGGTGTTTTTAAAATACAGACTACAAGCACAGCAATAACCAATTATGTTCCAAGTATCAATGCTGGATTAACATATCCTTTAACAAC